CAGGGCGTCACTATAGTCCGTGGATAAAAATGTCGTGCCAGAGTCGCTACCAGCAGTCAAAGAGACTGGTTTATGTAGATAATGAAGTTCAACCGTGTAATTTGCATCGGGCAATGGTGAAACTTCAAAAGCTGTTTCATCGAACAAAGAGTAATACTTAGGCTTTGCTTGAGTAGTGCCTGGTGAAAACTCTTTAATAAATGATGGGTGTTTGTAATCTAAGTAATCGTATGTGCTTGAGCTTATTATTGCTAAACTCATTGGTGCATAAAAATCAGTTGGTGTAGCAAGAAATCTATTATTAGATGTTAAGGTGCCTTGCACATTTTTTCTTTGTTCTGGTAATTGCACAAACGAAAAAATACGATCCTCTGCCTCAGTAATAAAAGTCGG